GTATTTGCTATGGTAGGCACTATGTATCAAGAAGATAACCTTACTGGTAGTCTACCTCGTACCGCTTCTGAGAGGCAGCGTTGGAAGGACACAGGCAAGAAGCCATACTCAATTAAGATTGGGGATACTTGGATGGAGTATAATCGTATAGAACCTTTAGCCACTCCTCTTGCTATGGCTGCTGATCTATTTGATTTCACTAAGGATTATTTGGATGATGATGACATCAACACTGAGGAAGGGATGGAGTTGGTTCAGGATATGTTGTATGCTGTTAAGAGCAACTTAACCTCTAAGACATTCCTAGAAGGCTTCCACGCTTTAACGGAAGTGATTATTGATCCTAACATAGATACTGGTTCAGCTCTTCTAGAGACAGCGGCTCGTCCCTTTACGCCAGCTATTACAGCCAACATAGCTAAGGCTATGGACACGTATGAGAGACAAACTGAGTCTGTTCTAGAAAGACTTCAGGCTCGTATACCTATCTTTCGTGAGCAGTTGCCTAAGAAGTATGGTGTGTATGGTGGCCCTCAAGAAACTGATATTACCAAAGCTTTACTTAATATAGGGTTCTCTTCTGAAGATAATCTATCTCCTTTACAGAAACATATTACTGATATTGAGTGGAACAAGGGAGGGATTGTTAATAAGTTCCAAGGTGTTAAACTTTCTAGTGAGGACGTTGCAGAGCTTAGAGAAATCAATGCTCAGGTGTTAACTCCTATACTAGAAGCTGTCATTAAAGAACCAGAGTATCAAGCTCTTTCTGATTCTAAGAAGAAAAAGATATTAGATAGTAGGGTACGTAAGGCTCGTCTAAGAGTGGGTAAGCAGTTTGCTTATAAACTAAAGCAGAAAGATCCAGAGTTTGCTAGGAAGTGGCTGTCTGCTTGGTATAGGAAGCAAGGTCTTGGTGATGTGATGCCTGATAATTTGAAGGACTAGAAACAAAGAAGGGGACAATTAAGTCCCCTTTATTTTGCCTTGAATTTCCCTAGGAAACTATAACAAACTCTTCTGCCCTTCCTCTAAGTACCAATCAAACTCTATGTGACAATCCACACATGCTTTCTTATTGATACTTGTGAAGGTGAGTAGGTCTTTGTTCCCACACTGAGGACACTCTTTGGTAGTTACTTTCTCACTCATGATTCTCCATCCAATCTTCTATCATCATATCGATACAATGCTTTGCCTTAGCTAAGTCCTGTAATGGTGTACCCTTATCTTGATAACGAGTGACGTACTTAATAGCTGTATGCTGTAGTGCATTCAACTCATTAGCCATAGAGTATTCCATAGGCTGTATCTTAAGCTTAGAGTAGTGGTCACCTCCTACCTGAGTAGCTTTAGCAGAACCTAGGAATGGTTCATGTTCATCAGGTGTATTGGCCTCCCCTTGTGAGAAGATATTCCATATCCTCATTTCGTCTTCGTTTATGTACTGGGGGTTTATGAAGGTGGGTTCAACCTTATTCATAACTTCTATCCTCTAACTGTTCTTCTAGTTCTGAGAACTTATTAATAATAATATCCTCATTCCTATTCACTAAGGTTGCACTGTCAAGCTGTAACAACTCAATGAGCATGACTTCATCCAACGCTTGTAAATGTACTTTCAACTCTTCGAGTGTCATTGACATATCGTTTCCTTAAATAGTTCATACTAACTGGCATCTCGTCAAAGCTTCCATCCTTTACATCATTCATTACCCACAGTCCACGCCATGATCCATTGGTCTGAGGTGTCAAGTACTCTTCATCGTGTTGGTAGTAGATACCAGCAAAGAGTCCTGTCATATTCAAACCATCAGCCCTACGTGCATAGGCTATGTCCCTGTCTTGAACATGCCCCATCACACAGCTCATGTGCTTCTTAGTGAGTAGCATCTTAGCAGAGGATACTGGTCTACCCATAACACCTGATGTAAAGTAATGGCAGTACGCTACACCATCAACAACAATGGGGTCTAAGAACTGCTTAACTTCCCAGCCTTGTAGGTTGAAATCATCGTAGCTAATTAACCCATCAAGTTTAGGATCATTCTCAGTGGCTCTGTTGATTCGGTTCTCATGGTTGCCCATTAAGAATATCATTCTAGGATTCCACTGCTTCTTCTTGTTACGAGTTAGCCGCCATTGCTCCTGCAGGATAGGCTTCATGAGAGCAGCCATAGCCTCATTACCAGACTGTACGTCCTTAGTGTACCGCCTACCTTCAAAGCTCTTCTTACCTACATCATAGGAGCTTAGGGAGGACATATCCCAGTGATCTCCTAAGTGTATAATAACATCAGGCTTAGTGTCAGCAGCAAACTTACCTGCCCACTCTAAGTGATCATAACTTGTGTCGGGTTTGACCTGCGTATCAGGTATGATTAAATGTTTCATTTAGTATTCCTTCTAGTTAAGGTTCTAACTTCACGTTCATCACGAGTCTTAATGCCATGACATACCCAGCACAAGACTTGATAACCATCTTCTTCTAGGAACATACGGTTTATGTATGTGTCCCAATCTACAAAGCCCACTGCTGGGTCAACAACAGGATCGATGTGATCCACTGCAGCGTTGTTTCTCCTACGACCTTTTCCAACAGGTGGAAGAGTAGCAGGGCCAATGACCCCACAGCAAGCACAAAGATAGCGCCCTGTAGAAACTCTAGCAGATTTCTTAACATCAGTCTTCACTCCCCACTTACCATGTGCTCCACGTAAAGCGGAGGTTATGAAGGACTTATGTCTAGCTTCTGTCCAGCGTCCGTTGTTACGGGTCTTGGTGGTTGCCATAGTTCATCATCCTGTCTACGTAAGTATAAGAGAATCCCATTCTCAATGGCTCTCTCTTCACTACCTAGTTTATCAACACATATATTATACATTTCAAGCTCAGTCTTACCAGCCAGTAACTTACCAGCTTTAACAGGGCCAATGCCAGCAACACCTATGATGTTGTCAACCTTGTCACCTTCTAAGAATTGCTTATAGAAATTAAGTAAGCCTTCTTCTTCCGTAATATAATATTTAATCTTCTTAACAAAGTTATAATGCCAGCCTTTAAACTGGTCAAAGTCTTTATCTAAAGATATGGCGATAGCTTTATCACCTTCCTGTGTTGCACGTATTGCTATCCTATCATCTGTCTCTTCACCACTAGTCACAATAGCACCGAGTTCTTCTACAAAGAAATCCCTCAGTGCTTGGAGGTGTATAGGCTTTTCCATACCATCACGATTACCTTTGTAGGGTACAGTGACAGCGTGATCATTCCTAAAGTTACCTTTGCCTGTAATGTAATACTCAACTGTATGAGTAGCATCATCTGAATCCATTACTAGATCCTCAATGATAGTATTCACATAGTTGAGTAGTGTCTTACAAGCGACCTGTTGTGACTCGTTGTTGCAAGCGAAACCTATGCGATAGCAAAAGATGTCTGCATCAACGAGTAAGATCATAGCTCTGGAATATCCTCAAAGCTAGTAGCAGCAGACTCGTAACGAACCAAGTCATTCACTCGTGCTTTGGATATGCCTAAGCTAACACCTGTCTTACCTTTAAAGTTGTAGTCAAAAGGTTTAACAATGAAGGTACACTTAGATCCATTACCTACAGATTCAGTCATCTTGAAACCCATATCATCCTCTACATGAGGTGGATACTTAGACGACTTAGCTGTGACAAAGTAACCTCGGTCATCACCTTTGTTCTTAACTGATACACCCATACCTTCTAGGCGATCAACTTGTTCTTCTGATAGTTCACTAAGATCTACCTGATACTTGTCTGACATTTCATTCTTCTCTAGGAATGAGAACCAGAAAGCAGTGGCTTCGATTTTAAGTGGGTTATGATTTTGCATGGATTTTTCCTTTGTTTAAACATTATCACTAGACCTATGTGCAAAGCTAGTGTGTGTGCGCCCAAGTTGGCCCTACGTTGTAGTCACCATCCAATGGACAATTCATTTCAAAGTGCAGCCCAGCATCAACGATGGCCTGTACTCCTAACTTACCTACCAAGTCTGCATCTTCTGCTGAAGATTCGATCTGCCATTCGTCATGGACGTTAGCTACAAACTTGTACCACACTCCACTATCATCAAGAGATTTCTTGAGAATAACTAGAGCTTGCTTCATCACTATTGCGCCAGCAGATTGTAAGAGAAAATTCAAGGCACTGTGCTCTGACTCTACTCTTAACCTACGTCCGTCCAGCCCTCGTAGTGTACCACGTTTACGCATACTCTGCAATACGATCTCTTTCAACCGAGCATACGCAGGTAGGTTCTTCATAAACTTATCAACCAGTTGCTTACCCTTACGAGCAGAGCCACCAGCTATCTCTCCAATCTTAGCGAAACCTCCACCAT